TTGGATTATCTTTTATCTTAATAGAAAGAACTTTTAAACAATCAGCAGGTAAATCAATTGTATCATTTCCAGAAGTAATAGATAAATAACCAGTTTTTTTATAAGTCTTTTTTAAAAGATACCAGAATTCATTAAGCAATAAAATTAATGCTACATCAGTATAAGCATCTATTTCAGGGTCTGTCCAATAAGATGCATAAGGTTCTGCAATTAAACTTCTAACATAAGTCCTAAAATTTTCTCTTGTCATTTTTACCACCAAATCCTTTTCATAGCATTATAACTGATAGTAGCAGCATCTCTTATCATATCTCTTATTTCTTCATCTGTCTTATTCTGATTTTCTTCATTAGCATTGTCTAACATTCTTATCAATTTTTCAGTAGATAAATTACTTAACCATTTCCTTCTACGCAGTGTAGTTAGAGTTCGTTGGTCAAGGTCTCTATACCCAATATCTTTTCCATTACCATCTTCTTCAGCTACCTTCATTACTAAAATACTTTTCTTTCTAAAATCTTCAGAATTTTTTATATCTCTCTTTTCAATATGTGGAGTATTCCACCAGCGTATCATCCATCTATGCAATCTTCCATCCCATACGCAAAAATAATCTTTATCAATAAGTTTAAGTTCTATAACAAACCAATCAGGAGCTATCATACTTTTCTCCTATAAATAGCAAGAGTAGCCTCTGCCTTATTTCTAAAGCAGAGGCGTCTCGCTTAAAACACGATGTTTATTGTTAATTTTTATGCAGTAGTAACACCAGTCATTTTTCCGTGAGCATTGCGGCAATCAGTTCCAAAATTGATATAAGTCTTGAACCAAGCTTCATAAGCATCGCTTCCAGCAACAGGTTTAATAATCCCACCACCACTATTATCCCAAGTCAAAGGCAGCAATTCGTAGATTTTAAGGTGCGGGGTAGATAAGAGATAAACATATCCAGTAGGACATTTAGGATGAACCAAGAAAGGTAATTCCAAAGCACCACCAACATACTTAACAGCTTTCCAACCAGCTTTCAAGTCAAGAGTATCAATTTTTCGTAGAGCTTGCATAAGGGTAATTAACTTATTTCTGATAGCATAACCAGTAATAGCAATATCAACAGGTTCACCAGCACTTGTCTGTTCAATTTCATCCAAAGCCTGCTGTAAAAGTAATTCAGTAAAACCACCAGCACTGGTTCTTACATAAGATTGCCATTCAGAAACAGCAGAAGCATCAATTCCTTCAAAAGTTGAGCCAGGAGTATTCCCAGTTCCAACAATACCTTCAATTCCCATCACTTCACCGAGTTTGTCAGCAGTAGCACTATAAACACCAGAGCGATAAATAGCATCACCAGCAGTAGCAGCTGCAATATTTGGAGAAACACTTATTGCGGCAGTTCCAGCAGCACCTGGAGTAATACCAGTAATAGTATATTCAGTAGAACCAGTTCCAACAGTAACTACCATTCCTTTTCTATAAAATTTAGTTATAGGAGTATCACCAGTAATTCCGCCAGGGTCTTTAACTAAAATAAAATTCTGTGATGAACTAATTGTAGTATGAACTAAACCAAGCACACCTTTTCCACCACATAAAAGCTGTCTATCTAAATCAATAGCAAAAGCAGCGGTATTGCCTTCAATTTCATTAGTCAAAAGGTCAACCCAGCCACCTTTACCCTGCGATGATTTGAGAGCCAAGCCATCAATACCAACTCTACCATAAATCTTTTTTACAGTAATAGAAGCCTGGTCATAACTAATTCTGCGGGGAGTAGGTAAAGTATAAATATCACCAGCTTTTCCACCAACAGCTTCAGAAAAAGTCAACTGCAGTGGGATAATAAATTGCTTACCAGCAAAAGCCTGTTTCGGTTTTTTCTGAAATAAATTATATAATGGCGAAATCTTGGGGATTTGCTTTTTCATAACCGGTGCATAAACATCTTTTAATGCATCGCTAACATATTTAAATTCTTGTCCATAATCGGTCATTTTATTCCTCTTCTTTATTTAATCTTTGTAATTCTTTTAAATAGTCCAGAGCCTTTTCGGAGACATTTTCAAAAGTTATGTCTTCCGATGAAGGTTTAGACACAATGGGCTTGGACGCCGTGCCAGAAACTTTAACTTTGGGAGTGGATTTTTTTCCAGATTGCTTTGTCAGGTAATTTTTTACAATCTCTTCTTCAACATTTTTTCTAATTTCTGGGTGAGCCTGAAAGATTTTTTTAACAAAATCTACAGACCCATAATACTTCTGAGATGCTTCCATAACTTTTTGCACAGGAATTTTTCCCCCAGATAAAAAATGAACAGCTAATACTTCTTCAACATTTGCTAACGGATAGTCTTCTTTCAAACTCTCAATTTCCTTAAGCAAAGCTTCCTGTTCCTTCTGGGTTTGAGTGGTCTGATACACACTTGATAGTGAGTTAACCTTCTCACTCAATTGCTTTAGAGCAGTTTTTAGAGCAACTACTTGAGGTTCATCATATTCAGAAATCTCAAGCATCTCTTCAGGAAGTTGAGCAGGTTGACCTGCTGCTTCCTTACTATCACGAGATGCCATCCCTTCCTGCTGTTGATGTCTCTGTAGATACTCTACGGCTTCTTCTAAAGCTTTCATCCGAGAAGAAACAGCTTCCCTTTCTTTGGCAACTTCATCCATTGCCTGATAAAATCTTAATCCTTTCTGAAGAAGTGCTTTTAATTCTTCTTCAGTAAAGTCTTCAATCTTTACTTCTAATCCTTTTGACTTGAGAGTTTCGTCTTTATTTATAGCACTAAGAATACCCTCAAGTTCTTTCTTAACTTCTCTTTTTTGTTTTTCTTCTGCTTCTTTCGTTTCTTCTTTTTTTTCTACTTTTTTCTCTACATTTTTTTCTTTTACTTCCTGCTCTTTTTCATCTTCAAACTCTTCTTCTGCTAATATCTCTTCACCAAGTTTAGAAAAATCAATGTCAGGAAAATCGTCTTCTGTTAAAGAATCAAAATCTTTGTCTTCAACTTCTTCATTTTCTTCAGTTTCGTTTTCAATTTCTTCTTCAATCAATTCTTTAGGCATAATTAATACTCCTCACTTTCAGTGCTTGCTTCAATACCAGGAGCGGCTTGCCCAGGAACTGGGGGCTGACCTGGTATTTCTTCAGAAGTTGGCTGTTGAGACGGAGCAGACTGTCCTTCTTGCTGCGTAGGCAGTTGAGGCATGGCCTGCTGCTGTTGCTGTGCAGCCTGTAATTTTTGTAAGTGAGCTTGAATATGTAGTTCAAGCACACTCTGTTGTAAAGAATTATATTTTTCAAATTTAGAAGATAACCTATCTCTCAAATGAATTTTCAAATGAGTAGTGTCGTCATCCAATATATAAATCATTTTAAGAGCATCTTGTTCAGTAAGAATTAAACCAGCTTCAATTTTTTGGTTTTCTTCAGAAGCTCTTTTTTCATGAACAAGCTCATCTTCATAAACTCTTTTTGCATCACTAAATTCCAGCAATTCAAGAATTGTTTTTGGGTCTTGTATTAATCCCATTTGAGCAATTCTAATAATCCATTCTGTTCTCAACGCCCTACTTTTAGGCAAGCTTACATTAGTTGAAACAAAGACATCAGTATTGTCTCTTAAATCAGCACTTCTAAATGGCAGCACTGCGTCTTCTTTATCTCTTCCAACCATCTTTAAAATACGAGGTTCATTATAATTGTCCTGCACTAATTTTAGCAAATAACTCCAGGCGGGAGAGAAAACACTTTCATCTGCTTCTTTGATTAATGGGTCAATTAAACTATCGTCCTGTTCAAGAAGTAAATTAACCAGTGTCCCAGAAGCATGAGAAGCTCTTTCTGGTAATCTTCCAAAACTTACTTCATGAACACCAGAAACATTCTCCATTTCTCTTTCTAATTCCTGTTTAAATGCCATAGCTTCAGGAGAAGTAGTGTCAAGTTTTAGTTGAGTAGGATGGCCATATTGAGGATTATAATCAATAGCCACAACAGAACCATCATCAAAGATTTGCTTTTTATTTAGTAATGAGCCTA